CGGGGCGAAGTGAAGACCGCACAGAAAAAGAAGAAGTAAGCCGCCGCCGGGCTCAATCGGGCGAATAAACAGGAAGGAGGCCGAAATGCCGCCAGAAGAGAAAGAAGAGTTCGAGTTTCCCGAGGGAGACGAACTCGGAAACCCAGAAGCACCGGGCGAAACGAAAGACGATCTCGCCGCCGGGGATCAGGAAGTTCTGGAAGTAGAGGGCAAGGGCAAGGTCGTCCCGCTCAATGTCGTGCAGAAGATCAGGGATGAGCTGAAGGCCGAGAAAGAGGCACGCGCGAGAAGCGAAGCCACGGTCGATATCCTTCAGCGTACCAGGCAGGAGCAGGGCAATGCTCCGGCCGTTGATCCGGTCTTCGGCGACCTGAAGGACGACGACGTGCTCACTGTGGCCGAGATGAAGAAGGTCTTGGGGGCCGTGCAGGCCCAGAATGTACAGGCCATCTCCGAGGTCGCAACCGCCTCTCAGCATCCGGATTATCACAAGGTAGTCAACAAATACCTGCCGGGAGTGCTCAAAGACGACCCCGCGCTCACGGCGGCTATACGCGCTGCGCCGAATCCGTACATGCTCGCGTACAAGCTCTCCAAGTGGTCCCCGGAGTACATCGCGGACCGGGCGAAAGCCCGCGCCCTGCAGAAAGAAGGGGATGACGAGGAGGGCGGTACAGAAGCGGAGAAACGCATCCGAGCCAATCTCAGGAAACCGAGTTCCGCCCTGAAAGCAGGGTCGAATGTCGGCGGACAGAGCAAGGTGGATGCCATTGTCCAAATGACGGACGACGAGTTCGAGAAACACATGCAGCGCGTGCGTAGAGGCGGGTCGTAATCCACTCAGGAGGCAATGAATGAATTTAACAAGCACAAGCCAGGTCGATCCTGCCGTTTCCGTTTACTACGACAGGGTCCTCCTCTCACGCGCATTACCGTCCCTGGTGCATGACCGCTGGGCACAGAAGAAGTCCATCAAATCGAAGTCAGGCACCATGATCAAGTTCCGTCGGTACAATTCGTTGAGCGCGGCAACGACCCCCCTGGTCGAGGGCACACCGCCCCCAGGGCAACAGCTCAACAAGACCGACATAACCGCCATCGTCAGCCAGTACGGTGACTTTGTGCATATCACCGACGTGGTCGATCTCACCGTCGAAGACAGCGTACTCACCGAGGCCAACATGCTCCTCGGAGAACAGATCGGCCTCACCTACGACACCCTCACCAGAGACATCCTCAAGGCCTGCGTCACAACTGTTGCATGTGCTGCCGGGAAAAATGGCGATACACCGACCGAGGTCACAGATTCAGACCTCGATGCAGCCTGCGATGTGCTCATCGGCAACAACGCCAAGTACCTCACGGGGGTCATCAAGGCCTCTACCGGTATCGGCACCTTGCCACTGGCAGCTTCATTCGGTGGAATTTTTCATCCCAACGTCAGACACGACTTCGTGGCCCTCGATTCCTGGCTCCCCGTGGAGAAGTACTCGAACCCAGGCGCATCCGAGAACTATGAGGAAGGCCGGACCGACAAGATCCGTTGGCTCATGACCACCAACGCATCAACCACAGGTAGCGGAGCAGACACAGTCTACAATCTGCTCATCTTTGGCAAGGACGCCTATGGCACCATCGATATCGAGGGCGGCAATCTCAAATCGGTCATCAAGGACTTCGGATCGGGCGGCACCAAGGACCCCCTCAACCAGGAATGCACGGCAGGTTGGAAAGGATGGTTCGTGGCAAAGATCCTCAACGACACCTTCATGCACATGGTGACGTGTACCAACTCATTAACGACATAAGGAAGGGGGTGAAACCATGATTAAAAAGAACATCTATTTCAAGTCTGACGGCGCTGACGTTTACCTCATCCTGGGATTCATTCCAGATCGGGTCAAGGTCACCAACCTCACCAAAATGGGCACCGCCAACACCCTCGGCATCGTGGAGTGGAACAAGCTCTATGCCACCGGCTATGAGATCAGCGTCAGGGATCAGGTGGACAGCGGCACCACGGGCGGGCATGTCCTGACCTTCGGGTCCGGCACTCTCGTCGCACCCTACAGCACCACCACCGTCACCGTCGGAGCTGGCGTATATGGCACCGCCACGGCAGGGGTCGAACCCGGCGCAGTTCAGCCGGTCGGCACCGAAGTCACCGGCGGCAATGGCATCCTGCTCACCGCCTCGGGGCTCATGGCGAATGATGACCTGATCCTCGTGGAGGCAGAGCTCGACGACATCAGCATCAATCTGGGAGACACCGCAACAACCGGACACACATTCTACGTGTAACAAAAAAAACCAGGGCCGGGGGCCTCGAAACCCCCGGCTCGGAGGATTAAATGACTGAGAAAGAGCAGAAACGGAAAGAGCGATTGGATGAAACGGGACGTCTTAGAAAAGCGCATAGTGCGCTCCTTAACAAGGTTGCAGCAGAAATCCCGGTCAAGGTGAAATTCACCTGCATCGACGACCCGAAGGGCACCTATGACATGATCTATCCGGCGGTTCCGGGGGGCACCAAGTACCGGCTCGTGAGCGGTCTCCAGTATGATCTACCTGTCAGCATGATCGACCACCTGAACAGCCTCGAAGTGCCCGACCCGCAGATAGAGGAAGATCCCATCACCCGGCAGATCAGACCCGTGCTGGACCCTGTCACCGGGAAGGCACCCATGCGGAGCCGCTTTGCCGTCATCCCACTCAAGATGAACATGGCGGGCAACAAGACTTCAGAAGAGAAAGCCGCTTAAATGATCTGGACGACGGCCTATATCCTCGCCAAGGCCAGGAAGCTCACGGGGCGACTCACCGCCGGGCAGATCAACGATGTGGATCTGCTTGCCATCGTCAATGAGTATTATCTCACGGTCTTCTCGATGGAGGCGGTCCTGCCATCGGAGGAACGGTTCTGGACCTTCGTGACAACGGCGGTGGAAACCGGGGCGCATAGTTGGGACTCCGGGATCACGGCGATCAAGACGCCGGTCTTCGCGGAATCCGCGGCCCTGAGCATTAATGAGTACCAGCTCAACCTCTTCTATTCCAAGGAGATATTTTACAACATCTGGCCGAACGATGTAACGACCGGATACACGCGAGCGCAGCCGCAGGACATGCTCGTCATGCCCGGCTCGATTCAGATCATGCCGCCCCCGGACGGCGTCTACACGATCAATGCGACCGCCGAGTACGGGGTGGTCACGGCCCTGGATCTCTCATCCTCCAATCCGAGCGACGAGACCTTTGGGCCGGTCATTGCCTACGGAGCGGCGATCACCCTGCACAACGCTAAGGGCGAACCGGAGGCCGCTGCGGCCCTGGCTGGCATGTATCAGTATTATCTGAAGATCATGAACCGCAAGGGACTCCAATTCCTTGCGCCCACAAGAACCATACCGACGTGGTGAGGTGAGAGATGAGCACGAACTGGACCGATAGCATCCCGGCGTCAGGAGAGAAGATCAGCACCAGCCGACCCGAGATAGAAATGAACCTGATGCTCCTGAAGGCCGCCCTGGGGATGGATCATCTCTTCCCCGGCAACGACGGGGTCGATGCGGGCGAGCACGTGCAGGCGGTCTTTACGGCTCCTCTGGCAGCCAAGCCGACCCTCACCGGCACCAAAGGGGGACTCTATACCAAGACGGTGGACGGACACACCGAGCTATTCTATGAGAAGGAGGACGGCACCGAGATCCAGTTGACGCCGATCCTCAGTTCGCTCACGGATTCTTCGGGGATCACTAATGCAGATCTGATCAAGCTCCATGCAATAACATCCACCGCTTTGGAGCTCAGCACCTTGTATTTGTCGGGGATTACTAATGCGGATCTGGTAAGGTTGCATGCAATAACATCGAGTGCGGCGGAGATGAGCACCCTGGCGGCGTCTGGTATTACCAATGCCGACCTCGTAAAACTGCATGCGCTTACCGCTACATATTTGGAAATAAACGCACTCCACTCGGCGGGAGCTACCCAGGCCGATCTGATAAAGCTCCACGCCATCACTCTGTCCGCGGTCACTATAAATGGTCTGCCTGTAGTAAATACAGCAATAACGCCATACCATATTTTAGTTTATGAACTTAGCTATTCCTATGAGTCATTTACCTTAAATGCTGCGGGAGTTCCTGCTGATGCGGATTATGTTTGGGGGTATGCTTATGCTGACGATAACAACAATGCTTATCTTTCTCCAACAAGTTCAGGAGATGGTCATATAAAAATCCCTACAGGATTATCGACATTTTTCAGGATGCCAATGCTAACAGCACGAACCCTTTGGTTTAAGACTTCTACTAATGGTCATCTTGATGTGTACATCTCCGGCTATGAGGCCTAGTGCATGGACTATCAACCCTTCCTCATCTCCAACTTCCGCACCGGCATGATGACGGCGGTAGATCCCTGGCTCCTGCCCAAGGATGCCTTTGTGGTGATGGAGAATGCCTATCTTTACCGGGGCATCCTCAGCAAGAGGAAGGGCTATGTCCCCTTTGTCGAGACCTCGCACAGCGTGACGGCGGAAGCCTATGGCACGGGCGCCACCAGCGCAGATCTTATCGTGAACGGCGGCATGGAAACATGGACAGGGGGAGACAATGTTGCGCCGGATAACTGGACGACATATGGCACGGGATGTGCGATTGCCAAAGAGGCCAGCATAAAAAAGGCCGGTTCCTATAGCGCCAAACAGACCGGAAACGGCACAAACTCATATGGCCTCTATCAAGACCTTGCCGCGCTCCATGCCGTATCCTGGTGGAAGGGAAGAAAGATTGTCTTCGGTGCATGGGTCTATGCCACAACCGCAGCCAGGGCTTTCATCATGATCAATACCAATACGCCTGTTTACAGTTCTGCCCATACAGGCGGTGGTGCCTGGGAATGGCTGGAGGTTACATTGGACCCGGTCCCTGAATCGGCGACCTTCCTGCATGCCATGTGCTATATTGGGAGCGGAGCAAGCATTCCCGTATATGTAGACGGAGCAACGCTTTACGAATCCCCAAAGACCTTCACCCATACAGCAGCCCATATTCCCCTGCGGCCCGGATCGGTCACGGTCACGGGGCCGGGCGAGACCCCCTGCGAAGTCTTCACTGACAACGGCGACGGCACGCTTACCGGAGACCAGACCGGGACTGGAACTTACGATGCAGCCACGGGCGAGATCTCCGTGACCTTCCACGATGAACCTACGGGTGCCATCCTCCTTGATTATTACTTCTATCCGGGCCTGCCGATCACCGGCATCTTCACGTACTACGACAATGTTGGGGGGCAGGAACTCCTCATCTTCGACACCCGGCGCGCCATGAAGTATGACCCGACGAACGCCTGCGCTATCGACCTAGTCGGCGAGGATGTGTTTACCGGCGATGAGTCGAATCTCGTCTGGCTCGATAACTGGAACGGTGTCGCCTACTTCACGAACCACAAGGATGCCCTCATGCAGTATGACGGCTCCGACGTAGAAGAAGTCCTTGTGGACACCGACGACGACGATGCGAGCGAGATGAGCACCTGTCTCCTGTGCTTCAACTTCAAGAACAGGCTGGTGCTCCTGAACACGAAAGAGACGAATGCCTACGGGCAGCGGGCGCGATGGTCAAAGAATGGCACAATAGATTTCACGAACAACGAGTACGTCGATGCGCCGACGGCAGACTGGATCGTGGCTGCCAGGTTCCTTCAGGACAGGTTGATCGTCTTCTTCGAGCGTTCCATCTGGGAACTCGCCTATACCGCGGATTATCTCCTGCCCTTCGAGTGGCGCAGGATCGATGATACAGAAGGGGCCATCGCTACCTTCTCGCTGATAGAGACTGCCCGGGAAATTCTCGCCCTGGGACCGACCAGCATCATTGCCTGCGATGTCCTGGATGTCTCCAAGATCGATCAGGCCATCCCGGACTACTCGCTCACCTTCAACCGCTCAAAGATAGGCCTCTGTTATGCGGTGACCATGGACGAGATCCGGCAGCATATAATCGCCTTCCCGAGCATCGAGAGCGATGTGTGCGACAAAGATCTCGTCTTCAACTATCAAGATAAATGCTGGTCCGTCTATGATCTGCCCTTCCAGTGCTTCGGGTTCTATACGGAATCAACGAGCTATACCTGGGATGATGCCAATCTCACCTGGGACAGCAACATCGTATGGGATGAGAAGGCCCTGCAGGCTGGGTATCCGACGACCCTGGGCAGTGCGGTGGACGGCTGGATCTATCAGATCAACAACGGGGACAGCGACGACGGCGCGTCGATTCAGATGCGCGTGGTGGGCGGGAACTGGAATCCCTTTGTAGAGCAGGGCATGGATGCCCGGCTCAAGTGCATCGACTTCCTCGTGGACGCTAATCCCGGCACCAC